ACAGTATTTCACCCCTCGCTCTGCTCGGGGTGCGGCGCGCCCGACGCGGACCCGCCTTGGGCGGGCGGGCGGAGGTCAATCGGCCTCCGCCCTAAGTACCTAACCGCCCGACGCGGGAAGCTTCCCGACGCGATAACAGTTTTCATATTCCCATAGCCGACGTTTCAATTCCGCGTTTTCCTCCGCCAATTCGGCTATGCTTTCTTTGTGTTTCAAAGCTTCGCGTTCCATGATGAACCGTTCTTGTTCTGGCGCGAGTTGCCCAGTTTCCAATTGGTCGAACAAATCTTGAAGGCCTTTAAGCATTAAATTTTCCATTGTCTTTCTCGCTTTCTTGGTTAGTGGGCGCGGCCACCATGGCCGCGCCCTAGTGATTACTTGGCCAGTGATACGCGTTTCGTTTCGCCAGACTTGGTAAGCTTGTCTATTTGTTTGTCTGTCGCACCAAGTTCACGGAGTAGTTTGATCGCGCCAGACTTGTCAAAGCTTGAAGTCTTTTGAACGGTCAGCGCAACGCCATGACGAAACCACGCGAAACCGTCGTTGTCTTTAATGGCAGATTTTAGTGTGGCCAGATCAGACTTGGTTTCGTCATGCATGGCATGAACATTGTGGAATTCCGCAGCAGCTTGTTTCTCGCTGCGAATGGTGGTGCCGTTGTTTAATGTGAAGTGTTTCATGTCTTTCTCGCTTTCTGTTTTGTTATCGTTCGTTACAACAACATTGTTGTACCACGCATTCCCATGATAGCACAACCCATAAAATGCATTTAATTGAAATTAATTTCAGGCCTAGCGGCGCGGCAATAGGCGATAGGCGAAACCGGGTTAGAGCTCGAGCAGGATATTATCCTGGTACTACTATACCAGGCGCGGCGCCTGGTGCCGGCGGCCCGGCCTCGAGCCAAGCCCGACCCGACCCCGACCCGACACAAAAAAGGGCGACCCGAAGGCCGCCCAGTTGCGAGAAAATTTGACCCGACCTAGAGGTCGTGATTGGTGACATCTTCGACGTGTACACCTACCAAATGCTCATGCGTTTCATATGCCTTATGTATAGCGTGCGCGGGATCTTCGGCATCAACCTCAACACTGTCGGGATAGAATATTCCTATTGCTCCGGCCTTTCGGCCTTGTCTCCATGATACGCGATACTTCATGATTTGAATCCCAACGTCGGGCCAAGAATCTGATTCGCGATCATCTGGCCGCGCTGGATCGCTTTCGCGTGATTCCATTTCGACGGGTTGATGAAGCTTTCGGGATAGTCGGCTTTCGCGTCCTCTTCGCTATCGTAAACTTCGGTATACATAACCAATCCGGAACCGTCGCACTCGTGGCAATCGCTTTCCTTAAATTCATCGACGGCTATCTGGTGTTCGTGGATTCCGTAACCATCGCATTCGGGGCATTGGGTGTGAATTTCGTATTCCATGTTTCGCTCCATCGGTTGTTGACTTCTATTTTATATCATGGGATAACATGGGGGTCAACAACACATAGGAGAAAATCGACATGGCAAATCCACTAGGCAAAGGCCGCGACATTGAAAACCCATATGCGACGTTTGAGGCGCACCATCCGGATCTCGGACATTGGGAGATCCGGGTTCTGAAAACCCATAAGCTTCCCAAAAACGAAAACGAATATTCCGCGTGGTACACAGTCGGAAAATCGGATGCGACATATGGATCGTGGGAATATGGCGATATGTACAAGTCCGAAATCCTTCGGATGCGGTTGACCTTCGCCTCGCCAGAATTCATCGAGGCCTACCGCGACGATCCAGCGATTCAGATCGCCGCCTAATCCATCCTTTCCCAGGAGATCGGGGAGGCCTTCGGGTCTCCCCTTTTTTGTGCCGGCGGCCAGGCTCGAGCCTGGTTTGAACCTGGTTCGGGCCCGGCTATCGCCCGGCCCCAGCGCCGGGCGGCGGGGCTCGAGACCGGGTCAGCTCCCGACCCGACCCGACCCGACCCGACGACTGGGCAAAAGAAAAGGGCGACCCGAAGGCCGCCCGATCCCCGACAAGGTTTCCCCCGTCATTCCCGATTGTTGAACTCGGAAAACGAACCACAACCCTCATAACCTTCGTGGATATACCCACCCTCAAAATCAAGGTCTGGCCACTTATTCCACAGCGCGGTGATCACCTCGCGGGGAGTGTCCCACGCGGTTTCAAAACGATAGGTCGCTTGCTTCATGTTCATATTTTCATAGTCTTCGATTTCGACCGGACTTTCATGATGGCAAGCGTTCCATTTGGTCCCCCAATTTGCAGACTGCCAATCGTACCAGTTCGGGATTCCATCCGCCGCGAGACGCTCCTTGTCTTCTGAGGACAGGTTATCGCGGAACATGTTTTCGGGAGGCGGGATAACCTTCTCAAAATCCATCACCTCACCCATATGCGCGACGAACTTATCCACGGCCTCCGGTTTGCCGACAACGTTTAAGATGTTGCTTGTCCAGTTAGGCATTACGCCACCTCCTTTCGGGCGCGTTGCGTTGCGAGTAACTCATCAAGCGGACCTTCCATCTCAATGCGATGGTCTGCGGCCATGGGAAACGTATGGCTCCAATCAACGGACAGAACCGTAACGCGAACATCTTCGCCTCCGGATGTGATCTTATACCAGTACTCGCAATCAGAAGCGTATTCCCACGGTTGCTGATTTCCAATTAGACGAACACCTCCGCCGACAGACTTGTTAGCCTTAACAAACGAGGCCGCGAATTCGTCGGCCTCAAACCGTGGCAAGTCCCACGCAAACGCCTTCGCGTCTTTTATCCAGACGAGGCCTCCGCCTTCAAAGGTTTCGCCATTGTGAAGGCCTCCGGTATAGGGGTAACCGTCATGGTGCTTGTAAACGTGAACTTCGTTGGCGGAATCGTAAAAAGTGTAAATTGCTCTAGTGGACATATCGCCCTCCATTGGTTGTTGACACCCATGTTATCCCATGTATAATGATGACTGTCAACAACCAACCAACGGAGAGCAAAATGCTTGCGAAACTAATCTTCAAAAACGACAAGGCCGGAACGCTGGCCAAGATGATGAAGCATTCCAACGCGCACAAGCGTCGGATTCCTTACACGCAAGACGAGACGGAGGACCAAGGCCTTTGGATTGTTAAGGACGAGGGCATCTATTTGATGTCGCCAACGGCGGAGAATTTCATCATGACAAACGATGTCAATACCGTGGTTTATGCGCGGGGATACAAACCCACGAAGACAAACCGAGATACCTTGTGGGACAAGACTCACGCGGTCAGCGGCGATGACTTCGCGGAGTTCGTTCGCCTTACGCCTAACATGGTTCGCAATGTGCTAGGCGGAAACGATATTACCATCGAATTGAGTGAAAATCAGATGTCGGTGACGGCATGAGAAACCACGATCCAATGTACGGCGACAATACGACGTGCGATTGTTGCGGCGATGTATTCGACGTTCGCAATTCGCCGCACGAAGTGGTCGGCGACAATTGGATGTGCGGCGAATGCGCGGACAATCACGACGAAGATTGACGCGGGAGGGCGGCGGGACTACCGTCGCCCTCTCCCAAGTGGGGCGCCCAAGCCTCGAGCCCGGTTCGCGACCCACCAACTAAGGCCCTGGCGTTCACCCGCCAGGGCCTCTTTTTATGACCCGACCCGACCCGACCCGACCCCGACCCCGACCCCGACCCGACCCGGCCGGCGCTCGAAATAAACCCGACCCCGACCCGTTGACACATCCTGGGAATTCATGGTACTTTGACCAAGTCAACAACCCACATCGGAGAAAGTACGATGACCAAATTTACGAAATTCTTTTCCACGGATAGCGCGAAAGCTATTAAAGCCGACAAGTACGGCTACTTAAACGCTATCAACTATATGGCCCCGCACGATACCGCAGGCGTTGGCAATCTCTGCCCGAACGCAAGCGACGGGTGCAAATCCTTATGTCTCGGAATGTACAGCGGCCAAGCTGCTATGGTTTCGGATCTTGAGAACGGAACCAACGCGGTGCGCGAAAGCCGGATCGCCAAGTCTCAATTTTTTATGAATGAGCGCCAAGCGTTCATGGCCGAAATGACGGATCACGTTCGCGCCATGATTCGGAAAGCGGATCGCGAAAACAAAAAGCTGGCGGTTCGCCCCAACGGATCCACGGACATTGCGTTCGAGCGGATCCCAACGGACAACGGCCAGCCTTTGCCGTTCCGGTTTCCGGAAATCCAGTTCGTGGATTACACCAAAAGCGTGCGCCGCGTGCTAGACGCTAACCGGCCAGCCAACTATCATTTGACGTTTAGCCTATCCGAAACAAACAAGGCGGAAGCCGAACAAGTACTCGCGGCTGGTTTCAACGTCGCGGTAGTATTTGGCGCAGGCCAGCCGGCCACGTTTATGGGTCATCGCGTGATTGATGGAACGGAGCACGATTTGCGACACTTGGATCCGCAACCCGTTATTGTCGGGCTGGATCCGAAGGGCAAGAAAGCGAAAGCCGACACTAGCGGTTTCGTTGTCCGCGACTACGGCGCCGGTTGTTGACACTTAATGGCGCCGCTGGCGGCTGGGTGCACCCAGCCGCCGAACCCCGGTCAGATTTATCTGGCCGGGGTTTCCTATACCCCTGGCCCAGGCCAGTGAGCTCGAGGACCGGGCTGGCCGATCCGCTGCCGGGCGAACTCGAGCATCGCCTCCCGAAGCCCGACTTGGTCCGACCCCGACCAGAGGCACGGAACCATGGTCCCCGACCCGACCGACCCCGAATCAGAGTCCCCGACCCGACCCGACTTCAGTCCGTGTTCCGCTAACCCCCGACCATGGACCCCGTCAAACAAATATAGGTTGCCTCGTTCGAGGGCCTTAACAAGGTAGAAACTTACGCCCCCCGACTGACAATAGGCGAAATTCCAAGCGACTTGATGCGCTGACACATTTACGCGGTTAGTTTTAGTGACTTTGAGTTCTATCCAAAAAGGAAGGCCTTCCGCGCATACATGAACATCCGGTATCCCGCCACCGAAGCGGTTTTCAATCCGTGTGGTGTTCCAACTCTTGGGTAGGTTCGACCGAAGATTGTTCCACATCAATGTCTCTGGCTTCTGCGTCATTAACTACCTCATAGTCAGCATCCAAGAACACGCCCGGATGTGACTTTCTAAGTTCTGATAATCTAGTCTCGATCTCGTCGCGGCTCATGTTTTCGATTGCATGGAAGTGGTTCGTCTCGCGCCTGTCGGTGGTCAATCCGCCCAGTGCTGAACGAGTCTTCTCCGCGTTAATCGCCGCAGAGAATTGGCCGGCTTCTTCTGCATTCATGGACAGATCCCGAAGACGTTTAAGCTGGCCCATCAGTGTGACGCCATACTTTCTTTCTCTGTCTTCTCGAAGCTCCGAAATGTATTCGGAAACATGGGGGAAGTCCGAAGCGTTCAAAAGTTTATGAGCTTGGATCTTGGCAATACCGTTCTTGTCCGAGTATCCGGCGAGTCGAGCGCACTCCGCATTGGAGTGTGTTCCATCGACAAAGTGCCGGGCGAACATCTTCTGGCGGTTGGTCAGCTTACGGCCATGGGCCTCTTCAATTTCTTCGGCCTTTGCGTCTATTCGACGTTTCATCTAGTTGCTCCTGTATACAGTCTTTTTCAAAACTAACCCTGTTTCCAACAAGCGTCAAACCTCCGTTCGGCTAGAAAAGTGTAACGGGAAGCCCTAAAGTGTAACGAAGTGTAACGGGAAGTGTAACGACTAGTTTTCATTAATATCATACGTTTAACACCTGTTTTCAGGTACTCGTTACACTTTTACACTTTTTTTCACCCATATTTTTATTTTCAAAACGTTTTTTTGAATTTGCCCGTATATATGTGACGGGAAGCATTTGACCTTGGTCCATGTTTCATGCTACTTTTACGAACTACCACGTTTCTAGAAAGAAAGGAAGAAAGATGAGAAACCACGTCATTTCATTATACGATTATACGGGCGAGGCTTTGCGCCCTTGGGCCGAGGCTGGTTATCATTGCTTCGCCTACGACATCCAGCATGACGGTGGGCGGACGGAAGGCAACATCACCTACGTCCACGCTGACCTTTACGATACGAACACGCTTCTTGAGATCATTGCCCGACACGGCACCAAGGCATGTTTCATGTCCGCGTTTCCTCCTTGCACTGATGTGGCTTCTTCTGGCGCACGTTGGTGGAAGGGCAAGGCCGAGTCCAATCCTGATTTTCAGATAGAGGCAGCGGGTCATGCCAAGCGGTGTGCTTTGGTAGGGGATGCTTTGGGTTGTTCTTATTACGTTGAGAACCCGATAGGTGCGCTGACGAGGTTGTGGCGCAAGCCGGATTACAAGTTTGATCCGTGTGACTACGGCGGGTATCTGCCGGAGGACGATATGCATCCGCGTTGGCCTGATGTGATTCCGCCGCGTGATGGCTACAGGAAGAAGACTTGTCTTTGGACCGGAGGCCATTTTCGTATGCCGACGAAATCTGTTGTTAATCATTTGACGCTTGTTTATGACCGCGCTGATCCGGCAAAGGGCGTTAACTTCTCTCCGGTCGCTGGCAAGACGGGTGGCAAGTCAGCGAGGACGAAGAACATTCGCAGTGCTACCCCGCGTGGGTTTGCGAAAGCGTTATTTTTGGAACATGCTCCCTTTACTTGGGGTCATGATGGCCGTGAGAATTATCGTGATTACGGCAACGATGTAGTTGTGAGGGGATACATTTAATGAGACGCGTATGCGACCTGTGCCACGGCAATGGTTACGTTGCTATTGACGTGGCGGACAACGGCAAGGGGCCGGTCTATGGCGACTGCCCCAAATGCCACTGTGAAGGAGAACTTGAAGATGGACTTATGGAAGCGCATCAAGCGCAAAGAGAA